ACTTAGATGATACGATTCCTATCGTGTGCAACACGGAGGACCGCGAGATTTTCGGCAACATAATGGCTGCCGTTGCTCGCGATCTTCCGTGGTTGCAGCTTTCTGAGCCGCACGATGGGGTAGCTGTGATTGTGGGGGGCGGCCCTTCTATGAAGCCGCTGCTCCCCATGATTGCCGGTCACAAGGCCGCTGGGCATAAGGTTTTTGCCGTAAATGGCACTATTCCGACCCTAGCCAGCGTTGATGTGACCCCTGACTACTTTGTGCTTTTGGACGCCAGAGCGCACAATCAGGGCTTTGTTCATCCCAATAAGAACACCAAATACCTTATCGCGTCCCAGTGCAGCGATGGCGTCTTTGACAGTTTAAACGGCCATGACGTTACACTGTGGCACCCAGCTTACCCCGGCATTCAGGAATACATTGGCGAGCGCGTTTGCGCCCTAATTGGCGGCGGGACCACCGTGGGCCTTCAGGCCATGAGCATTGCCTTTTGCATGGGCTACCGCTCAATCCACCTTTACGGCTTTGATTCCAGCTATTCCAATGGCGAAGGCCATGCCTACATTCAAACGGCCAATGCCGAAGACCCCCGCGAAGGCTACTGGGTCGGCGGCAAAGAATACATCGCGGCCCCTTGGATGGCCCGCCAAGCGATGGAATTCCAGACCGCAGCCCAGCAGCTTGCGGAGGAGGATACAATTATTCAGGTCCACGGCCACGGGCTGCTTCCGGCCATTGCCAAAGCCATGTCTGAGCCACCCGCGCCCATGACGGAAGTTGGGAAATATGAGGCTATGTGGAAGACCCCGCTGTATCGGGAAGTCGCCCCCGGCGAGTCATTTGCCAGCCATTTTGTTCATATTGCCGATCCCCAGCTAAGTGATGTCATTGTGGATTTTGGTTGTGGCACAGGCCGGGGCGGTCAGAAGATTGCCGACCTGACCGGCTGCGAAGTGCAACTCGTTGATTTTGCTGACAATTGCCGGGATGAAGGCAATAATCTGTCGTTTACCGTAGCCGACCTGACCAAGCCAATTGGCGTCAGCGGCAATATTGGTTACTGCACGGATGTCATGGAGCATATCCCGCCGGAGGATGTGTCTGACGTTATTAGAAATATCATGGATTGCGTTGATAGTTGCTATTTCAAAATAGCCCTATTTGACGATAGTATGGGAAAGCTGATCGGTCACCCGCTTCATCTATCCGTGTTTCCTAGCGAATGGTGGCAGAGCAAATTCTCTGAATATGACATTAAGTACCAACATACGGACGAAGGCGATGCCTGTCCGTATGCCACGTTGTACGTTCAAAACTCTAAATAAAGGATCAAATTATGGCTATTCCTTCCAGAGTACTCGCCTCCGGTAACTCCCCGCTGGCGACCATTTCCATCTGCGGTGACAGCGCGACTGCCCTGACCGCTACTGGCACCACTCAGGCGACTGCCTTGCAGCTTTCGGCTGTTGTCAACGCCATTGGCACCACTGCCTCCAGCACTGGCGTCAAGTTGCCCCCGTGCGAAGCTGGCGCTCTGGTGTACGTCTATAATGGCGGCGCGCAGACCCTCCAGATTTACACCAATGAAACGTCTGGCGTGACCATGAACGCGGCGGTTGCCGGTTCGACTGGCGTTGCGCTTGGCACCACCAAGACTGCTATTTGCCTTGGCACTTCCGCCACCACTTGGGCCGTTACTGCGGCTCTTTCGTCAACGTAAGGAGTAATTTATGCCGTTGGATAGTGACACCGCCAATGCCGATGCTCACCTGCATGTAGAGTTTTACATGTACGATAAGGCTCCCTACAAGGATGTCCCGTTCGTTCGCATCATGGTGCCTGGCGACAAAACTAACATCATTGAGCAGCCCGTTCGTGAGTATCACAAGGAACGGTTTATTCGTCAGTGGCTTTATTTCCAGTCCCAGAATGATGACGGTCAGGTGATCGGCACCAAGCTAGATAAGTGGAACAAGGATTGCCCTGAAGACCTCAGTGATCATCAAATGGCAGAATTGCAAATCCTCAAGTTTCAGACCGTCGAGCAGGTAGCTACAGCCACGGATTCCCAGTTGCAACGTATGGGCATGGGGTCCGCTGGTATGAGGGAACGTGCGAGGGCGTATCTGACGAGTAAGAACCGCACAGAGAATGGCGCAGAACTGGCAAAAACTCGCAGCGAACTTGATGAGCTTAAGGCCCAGATGGCTAGTCTCATGGCGCAGCGCAAACCGGGCAAGCCCAGAAAAGATGATGTAGATGTCGAGTACGACGATGCTTCAGTTGGTGCAACAGGTCACCAATGAACTAGGCGTTCCAACACCCGTATCAGTTGCGGGTAATACGAACCAAGACGTTACCCAGATTTTGGCGTTGATGAACGCTGGGGGGTACGAGCTTCTGCGTAAGGCCGACTGGCGTGAACTTACCACGCCATACAGCTTCTTTACGTCCTACACGACCACGACGGGTACATACACGACTTCCGCCCTGACCATCACCGGCATCCCGTCCACTGCCGGATTGGACACGACATACATGGTCGTTGGCACGGGTATTCCGAATGCCACGTTTGTTTCAAGCGTTGATTCCTCCACGCAGGTCACGCTTTCTAATTACTCAACTAGCAATGTGACCGCTGGGACGATCTATTTCCAGAAGGTCAAGTACGCCCTGCCGTCTGACTACGACAGCATCGTACCGCGCACACAATGGGACAAGAGCAAGCATTGGGAAATGCTCGGCCCAGAGAGCGCCCAGCAGTGGGAATGGCTTCTCAGCGGCTTTATCAGCACTGGCCCGCGTATCCGCTGGCGCTTGCTTGGCAATTATTTCCAGATTTGGCCGGGCTATTCGTCTAATGAAAACCTTGGCTTTGAATATCGCAGCAAGGGCTGGGCGTTGTCGGCTGCGGGCGCGGTCAAGAACAGCTTTACGGTTGATACCGACACCTGCATGTATCCTGACCGTCTCATGGTCCTGTCCACGAAGCTGAAATACTTCCAGGCCAAGGGCTTCGACACAACGGCAATTTACAGGGATTATCTGACTGAGTTTGATACTTCCGTAGCGCAGGATACGTCGGCGGCTAACCTATCGTTCGCGCCGCGCCTTGGTAGTGTGTTGATCGGATGGGACAATATCCCGGATACCGGCTATGGGAGTTAGTCCTGGCTCCATGATCCAGCATAATGCGGCTCAAGTGCAGTCGCTTCCTGCCCCGTTGGGCGGGTGGAATGCGCGTGACAGCTTTGCCAACATGGAGCCTACAGACGCCGTAACGCTCATCAATATGTTCCCTACGGTCAGCAATCTGACGCTGCGCGGCGGCTATACCAAGCACGCCACGGGACTGAGCGGCAAAGTCCAGACCATCATGGTCTACAATTATGGCAACAGTTCCAAGATGTTCGCCGCGACTAGCTCTGGCAACATCTATGATGTGACCTCTGCTGGAGTTGTCGGAGCGCCTGTTGTGACCGGCTTGAGCAATGGCATATGGGAATACACCAACATCACCACGGCTGGCGGCAGCTATATTATGGCCGTCAATGGGACAGATAGTGCGCTTCTGTATGATGGAAGCTCTTGGACCAACCCGTCCATTTCCGGGGTAGCGTCTGCAGATCTGGTCAATATCACCCTGTTCAAGAACCGGCTTTGGTTCATCGAGCAGTACACGCTAAAGGCTTGGTATCTGCCGACTAGCTCGATTGGCGGCACCGCCCAGTACACGGATCTGAGTGCCTTGTGCAAATTCGGCGGGCATCTGGTCGATCTGGACACTTGGACGCTCGACGCCGGGTATGGCGTGGACGACAACCTAGCGTTCATCACCAGCGTGGGCGAAGTCATCGTCTACCGTGGCACTGACCCAGCAAGCGCCGCCACCTGGGCGCTGATCGGCGTCTGGAAGCTAGGTTCGCCAGTCGGCACTCGGCCCATGCTCAAATGGGGCGGCGACCTGTTGATCCTGACATATGATGGCCTGATGCCTATGGCCGCGTCGCTGCAGTCCAGCCGCTTGGACCCCCGTGTGGCCCTATCAGACAAGATACAGGGCGCTATTACGGCGGCAACGAACCAGTACGGCGGCAACCATGCGTCTGTAGGCTGGCAGGTAACTTATACGGCTAAGTACAATGCCGTCTGGATCAATATCCCGGTGGCTGACGGCCAGCAGGAACAGTATGTGATGAATACCATCACAAAGGCTTGGGCGCAGTTTACCGGCTGGGCGTCTTACTGCTGGGAAATCTTTGGGGATGACCCCTATTTTGGCTCAGATGGCTATGTCGGCCATGCTTGGGATGACAGCTATACTGATGACGTTAGCAACATAAATACCCAGACAATTCAAGCGTTTAATTACTTCGGCGCGCGTGGCGTTAAGAAATACTTCACCCGCGCCCGCCCCAGCATCTTCACAAATGGCACGCCGACCATTGGCGTCGGCATGAATATCGACTTTGACACCTCAGACACAACGGCTGCCCTGACGTTCTCTGGGACATCGTATGGCGTTTGGGATGTTGGGCTGTGGGATACGGCTGTCTGGGGCGCTGATCTGGTCATCCAGAACACATGGCTGGGCATCACGGGCATTGGCTATTGTGGCGGACTCCAGATGAAGACGGCCAGCCAGGGCATACAGATACAATGGGCTTCGACAGATGTGGTGTATCAAAGCGGATGGGCGGGCGTATAGTTAGCGGGCCTGAAGTAGGCCACTGGGTAGCGAAACAGATGAACGGCAGTTTCAGCGGCGATACCGCTACTGCTATCGGGCTTGAAAAGGACGGAAAACTTGTAGCCGGGGTTATGTATGAGAACTGGAATGGTCGCTCGCTTATGGCTCATATAGCCATAACTGGACAGATTAACAGGTCATACATAGGAGCGATTTTTAGGTACGCTTACATCAAATGCGCGGTCGAAAAGGCCATTGTTCCGGTAAGAAGCGCAAATGCTAAGAGTATGAAGTTTGTAGAGAAATTAGGGTTTACAGAAGAAGCAAGGATTACTGACGCAGCACCGGACGGCGACATAATTTTGTACACGCTGAAAAGGGCTGATTGTAGGTATTTAGGAGAACGATATGGGTAAGCCATCCGCACCGCCGCCCCCCGATTATGCCGGGGCAGCAAGAGAACAGGGCGTAGCTAACCAGAAAGCTGGTCAGCAGACGGCTGTTCTGAGTAATCCCAACATCATCAGCCCGTATGGCAACCAGACGGTTAGCTATGACATGGCTGGCGGGTATGACGGTACGCCACAGCCGACCATTACCCAGACTTTGACACCGGCTGCCCAAGCCGCGCTGGACGCGCAACAGCAAGTCCAGATGGGCGAGGCTCAGTTGGCTCAAACCGGGCTAAAGACTGCCCAGGGCATCATGGGTACGCCGTTCCAGTACAGCGGCCCCAAAGTCCAGACCAGCCTTGATCTGTCCAATGTAGCCAAGATGCCGGTCAACGCTGGCATGACGGGCCAGAACGCCATCATGGCCCGTCTCCAGCCGCAGATTGAACAGCAGACCAAGGCGACTGCCCAGACGCTTGCCAATCAGGGCATTACGCCTGGGTCTGAGGCGTACAATAACGCCATGCGCGAGCAGCAGCAGGGCCAGAACGACTTGCTTAGTCAGGCTGCTTTGCAGGGCATCGGCCTCGACATGAGCGCCAACCAGCAGGGCTACGGTCAGGCCGTTGGCGCTGGTGAGTTTGGCAATACGGCTGCTAATCAATACCTTTCCCAGCAGCTAGGCTTGTATAATCAGCCACTTAACCAGATTACGGCGTTGATGTCCGGCTCCCAGATACAGGCTCCGCAGTTCCAGTCATACACTGGAGGCGGGCAAATTGGCGCAGCGCCAGTAGCCCAAGGCGCGACCAACCAGGGTAACTACGATACGGCGGCGTATAATGCCAAGATGGGCGCGTTGGGCGGGTTGTATCAGGGTATTGGAAGCCTTGGCGGCGGCGCGTTGGCAATGTAATGGTAAAGATATGTTAGGATTGGCTTTTTCAGGCGGTAAGGACTCATTGGCTTGCTGGTATATGTACCGCGAGCAGCAGCCTGTCGTCATGTGGGTCAATACTGGTAAGGCTTACCCAGAAACTATTGAAATTGTTAATGAAATTCGGGCAGAGGCCAAAGAATTTATTGAAATACCGTCAGACCAGCAAGCCCAGATTGAGCGGACAGGCATCCCGTCTGATGTCGTTCCCGTTGATTGGACTGTTTTTGGCGTTACCGTGGCTGGAGAAAAACCAATAAAAGTTCAAACGTATTTTGGTTGTTGTTTTGAAAACATAGCAATGCCGCTTATGGAAACAGCAAAAACCCGTGGCATTACGCGCCTGATACGCGGCCAAAGATTGAATGACGGGCATAAATCATCTGCTGTAAATAATTCCATTGTTGACGGAATTACTTATGTCCAGCCCATTGAAACATGGACGGCGGAGCAGGTCTTTGCGTTCATCCTCAAGCACCGGGCCACGCTGCCTGACCACTATGCCATGAAGCATACCAGCCTAGATTGCTACGATTGCACGGCATTTCTGGGTGATTCGGCTGACCGGGTGGCGTGGACAAAGCAGAAATATCCTCAATTCTATGCTAAATATGCAGCCAAGATGGCGGATTTAAAGACGGCGCTGGCTCCTTCTATGAAGATATTGGAGACATACTAATGGCAGGTCCATATGATTTTGTTAATGATGCTGCCAATTACATTAGCAGCGTCCCAAATAAAGTAATCAATCTGTTCAAGCCCAGCGATGCCCCCGGCGACTACACCACACGCGCGGCTGCCATTGCCCGCCAGCAGAAGCTGGCCGAAGCCCTGTCCCAGATGGGCGCACAGGAGCAGGCCGTTTATACGGCTGGCGGCATTACCGCCCCCGTGTCCCCGATGGGGGCGCTGGCTCGTGGGCTGACCAGCTTTGGCGGGTCTTATCTGGCGGGCAAGGCGTCGGCTGATGAGGCGGCGCTGAAGAAAGCTCAAGAAACTGATACTAGCAATACAATTGCTGAAGCTATCAAAGCTGGCGGTCCGCAGTATAAACTTGATCCAGTTGACAGATCAGCCCTTCCTGACATTCCGGGAGCAGCTACTTCGACGGGCGGCATTACACCAATGCCCGCTGGCGTCAGCGCAGCACCGCCATCTTCTTATGACGCCAACGCGGAAATGGCGGCTATGCCAAGCGCCTCTGCAGCACCGCGTCAGCAGCTAAGCAACGGTTATACAGGCGTTTCTGGGCAATCATATACGGCTGGGTCGCCAGAAGAAGCGGCGAGAATACTATCGGCGTCTAAAAATCCCAGTTTGCGTGACAAGGGCCTAGAAATGATCTTTGGCAAACGCGAAAAAATGGGACCGGGAGAACAATTGCAGGATTTCTTTGGTAACGCAATTGGTTCGCGTGTACCAATGGTGCCAAAAACTCCCAATTATTCAAACAATCCAGAAGAAGATTTTATAATCCAAACTGGTGTAGACGGTAATGGAAACCCGTACCAATATAAAATAAATAAAGCTGACATACCTATGTTTGGTTCGACGCCTCCGCCAAGTATTACAAATCCATTAGAAGCAAAAAATTATCCTAATAACCCAACCGTTTTGGTTGATGGTCAGCCACGCACAAACCCATATTATAGGGGGCAATAATGCCTGATTGGTCCGCTCTGGGATTTCACCCAGTACCAAATGCCGCTCCTCAAGCGCCCGCCGCGCCGCGCGGTAGTTTTAACGTTCCAGTGCCTAATACTGCGCCTACAGGATATTCTGAAAATGTTGGCAAGCGCATAAAAGAATTGTCCGCAGCAACATCCGCATATAATCTTGCCACCAGCCCAATTGATAAAGCCGCTGCTGCTTTAAACTTAAAAAAAGCTCAATTAGAATATGATAGATTAAAAGATAGCATGCCTCCTGTTACTGAAGCACAAGGCACATGGGGAACCCGTGTGGCGCAACAGTTATCTGGTGAAAAAGATTATGAAGAGGCTGTTAGAAAAGGATATGAGCCAACAACTTTGCGTAATAAAGCAGCGGATTTACTTGAATCTGCTGTAGGCACAAAAGCTGATGTAATCAGAGACCCCGCAACTATTAGGGGCCGCGTGGGGGAAAACAAATTTCTTGAAGGGTATATGCGAGCGCAAAGCGGTGCAAACGTAGGGGAAATGAAAGAAATCCCCCGTATGAAAACGGAAATTTTTCCGTCCCCGTGGCAGGGCGTTGATGAAGAACTTAGGAAGAATTTATATTATGGCCGTATGGATCAAATTAATGCGGGACTTAGGGCTGCAGGTAAACCCGCATTTTCGGTTCGGCCATATGAACAAGTGTTTCCGTCGCAAGGGCAACAAACACAACAACCGCAGCAAAGTTCTAATTCTCCCAACGACGCACAAATAAAATATTTAAAGGCCAATCCTAGTTTTGCTGGCCATTTTGATGAAAAGTTTGGTAAAGGCGCTGCAAATCAATATTTGCCCCGTAATAGGGGGCGATAAATGGGAAATCCATTTGATCAATTTGATGATAAAAGTCAAAATCCTTTTGACAAATTTGATGCTAAACCATCATTTAGCGATTACGCTATCGACGCCGCGCGTACTATTCCCGGCGGATTGGCGCAAGGCGCGGCTGCGGTTGCCGGATTGCCGGGCGATGTTGAAGAAATATTAAACCGGTTTGGCGATAAGGTTACCGGCATCACGCCAGAACAACGTAATGTTTCAAGACAGTATGGCCTTGTTCCCAGTTTGCCAACATCTGCTGGCATTAATAAAGTATTGTCCGCCCCCACCGGGGGTTATTATCAAGCAAAATATACCCCCGGCGAATACGCACAGACTGTGGCTGAATTCGTCCCCGGCGTGTTTGGCGGCGAAGGATCGTGGATCAAAAAGGGCCTTAATACCGCCGCGTCCGCACTTGGTTCCGAAGCATTGGGACGCCAAGCTAAGGGGACTATGTTTGAAACACCCTTGCGTATTGCCGGGGCATTGATTGGGCATGGCGCGGCCAACAAAGCACAGAAGATAGCTGAAACTGGGTCGTTGACGGATTTGGGCGCAGCCGAAAAAACAACTGCAAGCGTGGCAGACAAAAAGACCGCTGCTGATACATTTTATAATGCCGCCAGAGACTCTGGCTTTACTCTTTCAAGCCCCAGTTTTGATAACTTTAAAAATTCAATTTTAGCAATGGCTAAAAAAGAAGGTATTAAGCCCGTTCTTACGGCAAAAGCCGACAAACTAGTAAATATAATAAATGATACGTCCGGCAATATTTCGTTAAGCGATTTGCACGACATTAGAAAGATAGCGTCTAAAACCGCTATGGTCCCAGACAAACAGGATCGTCAAGCTGTTAGGCTGGTTTTGGATAAAGTAGATGAGTACATTTCTAAGTTAAAACCTTCGGATGTTACATCTGGCGACCCGTCTACTGCCGTTGCGTTTCTTGAGGAAGCCAAAAAACTTTGGCGTCAAGGGTCGCAAGGCGATGTTATCGAACAAACGATACAGAAGGCCCGCAATAAAAGCGGACCGCTTCTTAACGACCTCGATCAACAGACGAGAAAAGCATTCCAAAAACTCCGCGACAACGAGCGGGGATTTAGTCGTCTCGATCCTGAAGTGCAAGATGCTGTTAAGGCTGTAGCTAGGGGGTCCAGTCTTGGACATAACATAGCTTATGGATTTGGGAAACTATTCCCAACTACGTCAGTTGGTGGCGGTGTTACGGCAATGGGCGAAGCAGCCCTTTCTTTTGTAAACCCAGCGGCTGCTGTATTGCCAATTGTAGGAATCGCACCCAAAGTAGTTTCAGCAGTACAAACGGGGCGCGCGGCCAGACTTGCCAGCGTCCTTGCTCGCGGCGGTAAAATTGCGCCATCTGCGCCTATATTAAACCGGAAAACGGCTCTTGCTGCCGTCCTCGCTAACCAAGGCGCAGCTAATCAGCAGCGCCCCAACTATGAGGACTTCAAATGACCCGCTCCGCATCACACAGAATTAAGGAGTAATCACATTGTCTTACAACGGTTCCGGCACGTTCCAGATCAACAGCACAGGCCAGCCAGTGGTCACTGGCACGGTCATATCGTCCACCGCGTTCAACGCGCTCACGGCGGACCTAGCCACTGGCTTGTCCACGGCGATCACGAAGGACGGGCAGACGACCACGACTGTCCGCATCCCATTCGCCCAGGGCGTGTCCTCCACGCTAACGACTGACGCGACCTCGGCGACTACTGGCTCGATCATCACGGCGGGCGGCATCAGCACTCAAAAGGCTCTGTGGGTTGGAACGACGAGTAGGCTTGTTGGTGCTGTTACGGCGGACGCTGGCGTTAGCTCCACTCTGACCACTGACGCAACCTCTGCAACCACCGGCTCCATCGTCACGGCTGGCGGCATATCGACCCAGAAGGCTCTGTGGGTGGGCACGACTAGCCGCCTTGTGGGCGCTGTTACGGCGGACGCTGGCATCACCGTCTCGGGCGGCGCGGCGGCGACAAACACTTGGACGGGGGCCAGCGGGAGCAGTCTTCCTGTGACCGCGCTTGCGGCTGCCACGGGAGCCAATCGGTATCTTGTGACGGTGACGTTCAAGGGAGTTCTCTCGAACTCAAACGGCACCCCGATTACCCCAGCTATCACCATAACCCTAAAAAACGGCGCGGGCGGCAGCACGATTGGGACGGCGCGCACATATACTAAAACTGTGGCTACAAGCTATGGTGGTGTTTTTGTAGTCTCGCTGTCCCAGATGGTCAGCCAACCGTCGAACAACGGCGTTGAGGCAGCTATTACGGACACGGAGGGCGATGGCGGGTCACATTCATGGTCTGACATTGATGTCCAGATCAGCGTCTGCAACATGCAGCTTGGCTAATTATACAACTTAGACGGTAGGGATTATGTAATGAGCGATAATCTGAGCGAAGCCGAAATGGACGCCATTGCAGAGCGCGCCGCAGACCGGGCGATCCAGAAGGTCTATGAGCAGATCGGCAAATCCGTCGCTCAGAAGATGTATTGGGCTATCGGCATTGTCGTGGTCGGCATGGTATTTTGGATGGCTGGCATAGGAGTATCAAAGCAATGATTGAGGAACTTGTCAGCCATGTTTTCGCCATGCGGAACGCGGCCCATCTGGCCCACTGGGCGACCAAATCCTACAGCGAGCATAAGGCGCTGGGTAAGCTATATGACGACCTGATCGACAAGATCGACGGGATCGTCGAGGCGTATCAGGGCTATTATGGCCTAATTGGCGAAGTGCGGATTATGATGATGCCCAAGGACCGGATTGCCGATTTGGTTCGCACGGAACTGGGCTGGATTCAGTCTAACCGCGAGAAGATTGCCAAGAAAAACACCATGATCGAGAACCTGATCGACGATCTGATGCAGACCTATTCGACTGCCCATTACAAGCTCGTAAACCTGAAATAGGAGAATACTATGTTCAAAGGCAAAAAGACCTACGCCGTGTCCCTGATTGGGATTTTGTCAGCATTGGCTGGCTACTACACGGGCGACCTGTCGATCCCACAGGCTGCCCAGATGGGCCTGTCTGCGGTTCTGGCAGCTACCCTGCGGAACGGGCTGTCCTAACACCCCATGATCCCGACCTTTGAATACGCTATGCGCCTCCTGATGCGCCACGAAGGCGGCTTTGTGAACCATCCTAGCGATCCCGGCGGCATGACATGCTGCGGCGTTACCAAGGCCGTCTGGGACGCCCACACGGGCAAGTCAGCGTCTGAGGCAGATATGCGCGCCCTGACGCCGCAGGCCGTCCAGCCCATCTATAAAGCCCGCTATTGGGACGCCATCCACGGGGACGCCCTGCCGCACGGGATTGATTATTGCCTGTTCGATTGTGCGGTCAATTCCGGCCCCGGCAGGGCGGTCAAGCTGGCACAATATGTCCTGCATCAGAAGGTTGATGGCAGCCTTGGCCCCAAGACCCTAGCGGCCATACAAGAGGCCGATCCTGTCGAGTTCATTGAGGACTACAGCCAGCGCCGCTTGGATTTCCTTAAATCCCTGCCGACATGGCCGACATTTGGCAAAGGCTGGGGCAAGCGGGTCAGCGAAGTCGAGCTTGAATCGAAAGAGTTCTCTCGGAACGGTTAGGCTCGCGGGGCGGCATGTAGCAAAGCTTGGCGTGGGCCTTGCAATAGGGCGGCTGGCCGTCCGGTATGCGGCCACAAAATAGCATTTCTGTAGGCGTATCAATAGGATAGCGGCAATGCTGGCT